CAGAACAAACTTAGACTGTGTTTTTATATTTCGGGATGAAAATATATCAAATAGAAAAAGATTATATGAATTATATGGTGGAATTTTTACAACGTTTGATATATTCTCTCAATACATGTCTCAACTAACTATAGATTCGTATGATTGTATGGTTATATACAATAATATTAAAACAAATAATATATACGAAAGCGTATTTTGGTACCGTGCTTCATACTGACCACGCCGACTAGTGATTACTGAACTATAGCACTACTTTAACTTATGCATTTCACATATATCATGAACTAGTGTGTATGTTCAGTAATTACTAGTCGGCGTGATCAGAGTGCATAAAATTCATGTAATAGTCTATGTTGACAGATAATATTATTAGGATTTGAGTTGGCTAATCTAAATTGTTTTTGTATAATTTTAGCTTTAGCATGTAAATACATATTATCGGCAATCTCTGATATGATTTTATTATAAAAATCATCTTTTATTTGTAAAACTTCTCTAATTCTCATATAGTCTTCGATTTGGTATTTATCTTTAGAACATTTGATTTTTTTATTAATTGTTTCGATATTATATATTTGGTAATTAAAATCTTTGCGTAAATATTTTATGGCTTGTTTTAAATCTATAGTAGTTTTTTTCAAGGCATTTTGAAGATACATTTGATGAATTATTGTAACATATGATATAGTCCTACAATAACATATTACAATATTCTCAGATAATGTCTTTCCAAGAACAAAATATTGGGATTTATTACGTTTGTCTACGGGTAAATTATTTGAAGAATATTCAAAGTCATCATAAAATTCATATACGTCTACTTGTGTACCTGCAGGCAGCTTTGCTGTACCCACAGGCAGCGTTGCTGTACTCGCTTGCATTTACTATAAATATTATTTTTGGTCTTAAATAAGTGCATAAAATTCATGTAATAATCTATGTTGACAGATAATATAATCAGGATTTGTATTAGCTAATCTAAATTGTTTTTGTATGATTTTGGCTTTAGCATGTAAATACATATTATCAGCAATCTCTGATAGGATTTTATCATAAAAAGTATCTCTTATTTGTAGAATTTCTTTATATTTTAGATATATGTATTTATGTTTTTTATTTTTGATTATTTTGTCGATATTTTCGATAGTATTATTTAATTTATGATTTTTATAAGCAATTTTAGTAATTACATTTGCATGTAAATATTCAGCTGCTTTTATCTGACTAATATATTCACTCTTAGGTGTGATCTCATTCATAAAATGCTCATTATGAGAATATAATCATAATAACTCATAATGAGCATACATTAAAATTTAATTCTTTTTCATGTATGAGAAATTATCTTCATCATATTTATATACTTTTACTTGATTCATGATTGTTACTAATACAATTATTGGTTTTAAATAAATGCATATTATTAAATTCGCGTAATAATCTATGTTGACAGATAATATAATTAGGATTTGTATTAGCTAATCTAAATTGTCGTTGTATGAGTTTGACTTTAGCATGTAAATACATATTATCAGCAATATCTGATAATAGTTTATCATAAAATTTATCTCTTATTTGTAGAATTTCTTTTCTATTCAGATACGCTTCAATCATTTTTTCGGTATAACTTTCACCATAATCATAAGAGAAACGTATATCAGAAGAAATTCTACATGATCCAGAATGTTTAGGTTCTAAGTGATGTTCTTTATCTATAAAAGCTTTATTTTCTTCAAGATTTTTAATTATTTTGTCAATATTTGTAATTGTATTAATTAATTGATGCATTATATGTCTTTTACCATCAAAAATAACATAATTTCTTTTATCAGTAATATCTGCATGTAAATGCTTTATAGCTTGTTTTAAATCTATTTTAGTTTTCTTCCAAGCCATCCTATGACATATAGGACCTATTATAGTAACCCATGAAAAGTTTCCACAATAACAAATTATAATATTTCCCGATAAAGTCTTTCCAAGGATAAAATATTGAACTTTATTACGTTGTTTTTTAGGTAAATCTGCCCATAGATGCTCATATCCCTCATAGTATTCATACACTTTAACATTTTTCATTTGTATTCTTTACTAATTATTTTTTAAATAAATATATAAGAATAATAATTTTAATTCATAATATAAATATAATGTGGTATGATTTTGATTCAAGATATAATGTTAAATTATATAGAGATCCGAGTATTTATAATAATTTACCATATAAAAAACTTGTTTCTACTGAGAAATTAATTACTTTTGACTTTGTAAAGATTATCAGAGATTTATTATCTGAGTATTCTAAAACCTCACAGGATATATCACATGTTGTATACACTGAAAATAATAAAAAATATCAATGTTCATATGATGATTTTTTATCTTATTTAAAGATTCGATCGGATTTTAGGGATATTTTAGATAAAGATATTGTCATAAAAGGTCATGACGATTGGTGGATACGTTACGAATCTCAAGGTTTTTGGGATTTCTATTTGATAAAACGTCCTACTATTGGATAATCTTGTTTAAATTTGATTGAATTATTTGGTTCGAGATCAAGATAATCAAACTTTTTTTCATCTATTAGATCAGATAAATTTGCAATTAAAGATTCTTTAGTAAAATTAATATTTTTAATCACATTATCTTTAATTTCAGCACATATTAAACAACTATCTATTGGTACTTCATATAAATTAATTAAAGTATTTATAAAATCATAGATATTATCAGTTGTAATATCTATATTATAATACACTTTTGTAATATAGTCGTCATGGTATGATAAATATGGTATATAAATTTTATTATTTTTACAAGCAAACATCAAATCAATTTGAAATATATGATCACCTAAATGATCATTCTCTGTATTTTCATTATATTTTGTTAGTATACATGTAAATAAATAACTTAATGTCATCATTTTTATATGTAATCTTTTAGAAGAGTTTTTAAATTTTATTTATAATTTAGGTTTAAATAAATTTATGTAGAAATGTATGTTTTATTCCAGTACATGTAATATTAGAATTATTTTTATAATGTTTTTTTGTAAATAATTAAGATCCCATGATAAGTTTATATACATTAGGACGCTTAAATTTTATACCCTCAAAGCGTACTAATCCATTACAACTAAACGGATGACGTCTTTCTGGACCGTTAAAATTGCCATCAGAACTTCCGATAAGATCTAAATATGTAACTTTGTTACCATTAACACAATTTTTATAAGCATATTCATAATATCGATCACATGGATCATTTATTTCATCAAAATCTTCTTTAGTTAATTCTGTTTTATAGAACTCGTAAATTTCGGTAATGAATTTTTTAAGAGTAATTGGACCTAATATCTCAATATATGTTTTATTTTCATAATATCGTGATATTGGTACTTTTAAATTGATCATATCTTCAAATATGACCAAGTTCCAAATATTCTCAGGAATTTGAACGGTATTAGTTGTATGAGCAGATTCGGGATCTTCCCATACGAACCAATCGATACTAGATAGTAATTTGAGAATATATTGCTCTTGATTAGTCTCCATTTTTGTTATGATAATTTAAGACTCTATAATCAATTTTTCATAAAAATCTATGGTATGATAAAAAATTATAATATTAACTTTAGAGTATGTATTTTAAATATTTAGTGTTGAAAGATCATGATTTATACCACTAGGACCTGCTTCATCGTCATTTTTAATTTTACGTTCAATAAATTTTATATTTTCAAGATCGACTTTTGGTCCGCCTTTCTTTTCTTCTGAAATTGCTTTTTTATATTTTAGATATAATTCATGAGCTTCTTCGGTTTCATCTAAATTAAATAGACCAAGCCTATAAATTTTTTTGTTATATTGAATTTGAGCTACTATACTACTGTTACTGCATGGATATACACCAGTAGGTAATTTTTTAGGATTAGTGTGTGGTTTAGTAACTGTTGCTCTAATACCAGGAGCACCATCTTTTAAAGCATCAATGCGCGGAGTTTGGGATGTAAATTTGTTTTTTAATTCATGTAATTTAACATGTATTTCAGGAGCTTCGCCTGGTTTCATATTAAAGAGTAATTCAACTTGTTTCTTTTTACCTTTAATATATGGATATATATCTTGAATTAATTTTTTAGCTTCTGTGTGTACTTCCCATCCGAAAGTGTCATTAGCTGTACGTTGATAAATTGAACCACCATAAATTCTAAATAACATATCCAATATTGAACGATATTTTAAAGTAACAGAGTGATGTTGACCACTTTTACCATTAACGTTAAAACAGCCTCCACCATCCATTAAACCAGCTATATAAACATTAGAAGGAATGATATCATTTGATATTTTATCATGTGGTAAATTATTATATTTTCTTAATTTAATATCAATTCTATTTATTGAAATATCATCTTTAATAAATACGATTGCTTCTCTTTCTTTAACCAGTAAATATGGTAAGATTAGATTAGCATATTGAGAAGCATCTTCTTGATAAAGAATCCAATCATAAGATGTTTGACGATCATCATTTCCAATTGTATGTATAGTAATTATTCCACCAAAAGTATCATACATAAAGTGTAAAGTATCAATATATCTTTCGGTTTGTATTATGTAAAATTTAAGTTTTTTTTCTGAAACTTGAAAACATCCAATTATATCTGTTAATCCTGCAGCATATTGTATTTTTTCAATTGAAATATTTGTTAAATCTGGAGGTTTATATTTCCTTAAATTAGTATTGATAATATTATCTATCTCACTTGACATTTTCAGGTTTTATAATGAATTTTAATCTTTACTCAATTTTTAGCAGAACATGTCTTAAGTAGTTTGATATTTAAGAAGGAAAAATAATTAGGTATAGTTTAATCATCAGATTTCTCTTTAATTCTGTAAAAAAACCCATTACGAATACGTTTTGCTGAAATAGCTGTACTAACGATAGATATTGAGACTCCTAATTCATTTGATGCATGTGTAATAGAATCAAATTCTCTGGTAACTTGTTGTGTAATAAAATTAACTTCTTCAACTTTTTTTCTGTTATTTGGTTTACTCTTTCTACCTGTATTTTCTTTACCTTTAATACTAATACCATAAAATCCAAATCGTATCCGTGTACCATCATGAACAGTAGAAGCTAAGAAATTTTTATTGCAATAGTTATTCAATTCTTTTTTATCTTTCTCAGAAATTTTTGTATAATCTGGATCATCTTTCCATTCAACAAATTCTTCTCCAAATTCTTTACATGTTGTACGTCCAGTAACATTTGTAATACATCTCTCATAAATAAATTGTTCAATAATCGTAGGATTAGGACTTAAAGTGATTGCAGGTAATGGTAACATTTCAAGACCTTGATAAGCTGTTGAATTAATCTTTGTATCTTCGTCATAAATATAAGTTTCTTTAAATCCTTTTGAAACTAGGTATTTGGCTAAAAATGGTTTTACTTCATCAGTAGATCTTCTCCAAAGACGATATCTCGAAGAAATATCGATCCAATGAGTTTTATTACCAACTTTAAGAATAAAACATTCTTCGATATATTTATCAAATACTGGTATTAAATCTTCATATGTTTCTTTAGGAATTTCTTCTTTCTCATTTTTTAAATTTGCATTTACACTAGCAATAGGAACTGATTCAATAAATTTAGGTTCTTGGTTTGTACTAGTAGAGGGTCCTTCTGGATCAATAGTATTTAAAGATTGTAAATAAGTTACATTTTGAGGAATAAGAGATTTAAGTAATTCATTATCATCTATATATCGTTGAGTATTATCAATAATTGTCATGATAATTTCAGGATCTATTTTATAAAATATGTCAGTTTTATTATTAAATCTGAAATGTCTTAAAATATGATGAACACAATCTTCTAAAGCTTTTTTATCATTACATCTTTTAGTATAAATAAATTTTCCTCCTTTAGTATGACTTCCGTAACTTTTAGCACGGCTATTCATATTGATGCTTGCACCAACTTTGTAAGTTATAATATTTCCAATATGCTCTTCCACAATGTAGATCGTATCACCTAATTCATATCTTTTGTTTTGTTTTTTAATGAGTTGATCTTTTAATTTTTCATTTTGAATGAGTAAATATTCTAAATATAATTTTTCTAATTTAATATAATATTTACGAATTTGAGAACCTTTTTGTGTCTTTGTAAGTAAACATAATTCTTTAAAAGTATCAGAAGTTAATTCAATAGATTGAGAAGGTCTTCCACCAGGATTAATTAGGTTTTCCAATGAAAGGTGGGGAGGATTTTCAGTAATAAAATAATCAACATTTTCTGTAAAATGAGAAACTATTAAACGTTTTGCTGCATCTTTTCTTGAAAATCCAATATATTCAAATACATCTTCTAAATTTATCCTAATAGATTCATTATTATAATTTTTAACATAATAATCAAAATGTTTTAAAAATATCTGCTCTTCATCTTCATTAAATTTGTTAGTAATAAAAGTGTTAAAATCGTCCATAACCGAATTTGAGCCAGATAATGTGGAAGTTTTATAGAGAATACTTATTCTCACATGATTATAATACTTATCTTAGCCTTATATAGTTATAAGGGTGCTAAAATACAGTATTATACAGTGTATAATTAAGATTATTTTGAATAAAATAATATAGTAAAATTAAATGCTTGGTATATAAGTCCAATTTAATTCTTCGCATATTTTGCGCCACGTTTGGTCTTGCGCGAACAGCTTGTCGCGAGATTTGAGTTAGGGATAAATTAGTGGGCTATTATCCTACTTTATATCTCTATAAAGCTTGGACTGTATATTAAGGGTAATAACCCCGATTCCCGTTCAGTCTCTGAAACGGCAGCTTTACAAAAGCTACTCTATCTGCTGATTGTCCAATCCTTCTTATTATAACCATACCCTTGTTAATTTCAAGGCCATTAGATATTATCATATCTAACTTGGTAAAGAAGGTTCTAAGGAGTTTCCAGCATCAAGGAATCTTGCATTAGGTTTCCCACCGAAAGGAGAATAAACTAATACTAGCTGTTAACTATCTGCAAGCAGTTGGGAGTCATAATATTTTATCACCGTATGGAGCCCAAACATACGGTGTATACAACTTTTCGGCCCACTCAATTTAGGCCAAATGACGTTAAATACTCATCTCTTCCGAGTAATTGCATCATTTTATGGAGACAATAAGAATATGACAAAAAGTTCTTTCTCGCAGCAGGCGCGTGCTTGAGGAAGGGAGCCTGAATCATTTTAAACATACTGCGAAGCTTCTCCTCAAGTTCTGGTTCAAAATGTGGTATAGGCAACCCGTTCAACTTGTTTAATATATGGGGAATGTGCTCGTAATATTTATTCATTCGCAGCTTCTTGAGTATCTCCTTAAGCTTCTTGGCATTTAGGTCGGCCATGTTACATATTTTTTGCTTTTTAATTTCTAATAGTATCATGTCAATAACATTATTACATAATTGCGTTGTTTCCTTTCCTTGAATCTGACTAATCCCGGGTGCTCTCTATATTTTAATATAAAGCCGGACTATATCTTAAGCTTAAAAAGCCCACCTCCATATAGTCTCTGAACTGCACTCTTATTCTAAGAGCTTGGCTGCGGATTATCCAATCTTTAACATTTTTACCATAGGAGCCGATTATTACTCGGGATCTTTCTCTTATTATCATAAGAAAAATAGGTAGTTAAAGCTCTAAGAATATCCCCGCAATTTGAAGATGTCGCATTATATAAATACTAGCAAATACTTTTTATATTTACTTTAATGAGCCGATTAGATGTTCATAATAGTGATTTGATCTTTTACATAAGTAACAGCTTGTTCATACTTCTCTTCCAAAGAAATACCTGATTTTGTAAATCTCTTGATAATTTTAACTGGTTTCTTATCATCATCATAAGATGTAATATGCTTAACAATATAACCGTTTTGCATACGTTTCATCATCGAAATTTCGATAAAATCTGACATAATTTTTGTAATGTTTTCATCTGACAAATTTACAATTAACCAATTGAAAGGTACTTTTTTAATCGTGTTATATTCGTTAACTTTAATGATAAATTCATTGGCTTCTTCTAAGGTTTCAAAGTCTCTTCTTGGAATAAGTGAATCTCCATAATCTTTTAGATTTTTAACATAATAACCTGAATCTTTATTTGGAAATATGTTGGGTGGTAAATCTTTAGCTTGTTTAGCACATTCTTTCTCTTCTTTTTTAACCCTTAATTTCTCTTCATACTGAAGTTTTAATATCTCCAAATGTGCAATAGCGTTATTTAAACCTTGATCAGGGTTAAATTTGTTCCTAAAAGTCTTATAAATATATTCTTTCTCATCTGTACCCATCGGAAATTTTTTAATCTGATAACCAATGATAATATCATCTTTACGAATAGCATAAATATGTTTCGGTAAAACTTGATCTTGTTTATTCTTTCTCTCAATTTTATGAGTATATCTTTTGCCAAGTTGACCAGCACTCATATTTTTTCTAGCTTCCTCGCAAAATATTGTACGTAAACCACCAATTGACATATTATAACCATTTGGATAAAGTGTGTTAAATTCAGCAACATATTTTTGTTCCATCTCATCTAACTGTTTGAAAGTACATTCTGTAATTTTTTCAATTGTAAATTTGTCAGGACCATATTCATTAATGGCCTTGTGAAGAGCACTACAATTTTTGTCATATTTTTGTTCTGATTTAGCATCTGAAACATGATAAGACCATCTTAGTGATGGACCATAAATTTGACTAGTAGCTCCTACATATTTTAAATTTGTAGGTATACAAGTTACTAAGTAAATATCTATAATACCCGCATTATCTGGAGGAGTGTCTGCTGCCATTTTGTGACTTTTATAAGTAATCCTAAATCAATCTCAATTTTTTTCGGACAGATGTTGACTCATTGCATTTTTATCTATATATTTTCATATATAGTCGGACTATATCTTAAGCATATAATATACCCACGACCATTTAGTCTCTGAACCTTATTAGTTATACTAATCTTGGCTGCGGATTATCATATTTATTACATATTTTTACTAGATTAAGGCAATTAACCTTGTTCCAATTTTTGCTTTCGCAAAAAAGTAGTAATGTAATAATTCATGAGATTCCCGCAATTTGATCATGTCGCTTTGGTTTTAAACCAAAACTAGCAGGTAACACTTTGAGCCTGCTTTTTCACTCCAATGATTAAAGTGATTAATACGTTTATCAATTAGTCTCTAATCTTTCGAAAAGAGTCGGACTGTATCTTAAGAGCTAATACTCCTATTCCCGTTCAGTCTCTGATGCCATATCTTTTAAGATATTAAACATGCGGATCGTCCAATCTATTTTATTTTAACCATCTTAGTTTTACTCTAAGCCCTTTGTAATTTTCATTACACAAGTTGGTAAAAATAGCTTAAGGAGTTTCCCGCAACAAGGAATATTGCTGCAAATGCAACTAGCCAATACTGTTTAAGCATGACTTTTACGCCCATAATCGTATAGGCGAAGTAAGAGCGTTTACACCCATAATTTTCCATTTTATGGGACTGGACTGTATCTTAAGGATAAAGTATCCCCATACCCGTGCAAGTCTCTGAGACCCTTGCTCTAATAGCAAGTAAGCCTGCGGATTACCCTTACAAAGCATTATTACGCGAGAAGTGTTATTACCACTGTTCTTTAAGATACTTTCATAACTTAAATAGTAGCTTTGTCCTGACAAGAGGGCTTCCCGCAACAAGGTATGTCGCAGATTATACAGATTAAGCTGCATAAGCTACTAGCACATTTTTCTGAGAATGTACTTTTAGAAACCTGCCATCACTACGGATCTTTAAGTTGGCCATCTCTTTCGGCGGATCCCGATACGATGGCCGTTCATGATCTACGATCATATACTCGACTGTGAAACATGTATTACAATAAATTAAGCCATCGTTTAACATTATATTTCTATCTAAACTCAGACAATGTGGACATTTATCTTTCATATCGTGATCCATATTCTTAATATAATTAGAATCAGTTACATTCATATATTTCTCTAATAAACTAGCTCTATCTATATTTGATTCACTAGGTTTTGCCTTTGTATCATTCGGTGGAACAAAATATTTTAAAATACTATTACCTGATGTTGATGCTTTAGGTATCGTATTTATATCCTTGCCATTCTCTAGTATATCATAATATTGAAACAAAATTGATGCTGTATCTATATAATACTCTACTTCATCAGTTTCTCTCTGATAATTTTCTAAATTCTTCTTTGTTTCGGTAAGTTTATCCTGTAATAACATATACTCCTCAAATTCTGCATCTGTTAACTCGTGTGATTTTAATTTCTGTATGTTATTATTTATAATTTCAATCTCTTTTTGTAATTTCGATATGATATTGTCTTTTTCCTGAAATTCAAGTAATTTATTGACATGTTGGGTATCCAATGTCTTCTTTGTAACATTTGAAATTTTGCTCATTATTCATAATATCATGTAATACAATCCTTTTATATAGATTTTATTTATTTATTTATATTAAAATGGAAAAAAAATTAGAATCTTTAACATCTTTAACAGAAGCTATTAATGGCTTATCTAACAAAACACTAAAAGATAAACTTATACAGCTAATAACTACATGTTCAAAATCTGGTGGTAAAAGAAAAAAGGGAGGCACTGGCACTGGAACTGGATCATGTGATTTTTTAGTTTCTAATATAGTATTTTCGGATTTATCGGATCTTACTAAAATTAAAATTCTGATAAATTTATCTTTAAAAGATCAACAAAGTTTAATACGTGTAGATAAAACAACTTCAGAATTAAATATTAACTATCTTACAACATTAAATAATAATAAAATTAAAAAATATTTGACTATGTATTATAATTTTTTAAAGTTTGGCAAACAATTATTTAATAAGCATATAGAAGTAGAATTATCAAAGATACAAGATGTTCAAGATGTTCAAGATGTTCAAAGTGAGATTAACTTTATTTACAAAGACATTGAACCAGATTATACTTTTACATTAAAATTTGATGATGAAAATAGTCTTCAGTTCGGCCCTGGTTTTACTAAAAATGAACTTTATCAATTTAGTAGAGAAGAATTATTATTACAATTAAATGATCCACGCGAATATGCAATGACATTAAATAATAACAAACATAAACTAAGAGGATCAATCTTAAAATATACTATTTGTTATTATTTAGATGATTTTGAAAACATATTAAACGAGCCTAACATTCTAGAAAAATTAAAACAATATGCAAAAATAATCAAAATAATTCCTGAAATTGGTATGCGCAACTTATTAGATGATGAGTTTATAGAATCTATAGATGGTAAAATATCAGAAAATAGACTTGAGTTAAACAAAATTTTTGATATTAAAATTAATACTAATAATACAAATAATACTGCCATTAAAGATAAATTAAGAGAATTATTTAAAAATAATCTTATTAATTATTGTATCCTGATATTTAATATTTTAGATAAAAAATATACTACCTTAATATTAGGTGAAGAAGAAGACGAAGACGAAGAAAATGATCAATTTCAAGCTTATTCTTCTGCTTTTTCTGCTTCTGCTTCTGCTTCTTCTTCTGTTTCTGAATATTCTTATAATTCTCAAGATCAAGCTCAAGCTCAAGAAGCTCAAGCTCAAGCTCCATCTCGAGTTCAAGCTTCTCCACTACAAAATCCTTATGATACATATTTTAAACAATGTTTTATTATTTGTAATAATGCATTATTACAAACTAATGAATTAAACGCTGAATATGAGAAATTACAATTACCATCATTAGAAGTTATTAAAAATTTTGTAGCTTTAAATAAATTGGATGGTGCATTAACTAAAAAAGAGTTACTAGATTTACAAAGAAAATATTATCAAAATTATAAATATTATAAAAATTATCCATTTAATGTAATATTAAGACATATCTTAATTTGTAACGATAAAAGCAGCAACTTTATAAATGCAGTATTTAATTTTATACTAACTCCTAAAGCTGTTCAGAATGTAATACCAATTCTAGAAAATATAAACCAAAAAGAATTAAATGATATTACTGATAATTTAGCTTCAAAAGAAGAAGAGTCAAATATTCACTATCTAAATTATTATAATAAATATGTATTACCTACGCCAAATTATTTTAAAGCACAAGGACAACAAAATGCCGGTGCCAAACGTAAATATACTAAGACTGATAAATACACAACTTATAAGAATCGTAAATATCGTGTATATACCGGTATGAAAGGTGGTAAATATATAAAAGTTCAAAATGAATTTAAATATTTAAGTATATAAAATGCTTAATAAAACCTAAAGATAAGAATGATCTGAATAATGAGAACAAAAACTCACATTATGTAGCCATTTATCTTTTTCCTCTTTAAAAGAATTAATATGGCGATTTGTATTTAGATCATAAAAGCAAGATGGATATAAATATACGGACGGTAATATGATATCTTTTGTTTTATTTATAACCGTAGGATCTATAAAATATCCTAATACTATCTGACGAAATAATATAGGACCAGATGTCTCACATACTACATCATCTACCTCTTTGTGAATTATATCTCTTGGTATGTTTATATACTCTATAACCCTTTTTAAAATCAGATGACCAGGTTTACATGCAATAAACGCATTGTTTATTAAAATACAATCATTTTTATCAGCATAACATGTTTCCGCTCCTACCACAAATTCATATTGATATGTTAACGTTTCTAAACTACGAAAACATTCAAAATCATTTATATCCACATATATACCACCATATTTATACAATATGAAATATCTCAATATATCAGATTTAATACCTATAATTTGGGTAGTATTGTATAATTTTATGATATTTTTATATTTAAAATCTATCTTTTCTGGATTTTGAATAACAACATTATCAGGTAAATTATTAATATTTGTAAAATCAGTCCATAAATATATAATAAAATCTGGATGAAATTTTGCCCAATTTTCAATATAACCTTTATTAAATTTATTTCTATTCGTTTTTAACCAAATCATATGTATAATCTGTGGTATAAGTGGTATATTTACTATTTGATTTTTAGGATAAAAATATTTATAATGTAATTCGATCGTATTTATGATAAAATCAATATTTTGTAGAGATTTTGTGAGAGAATCAGTTAAGATTAAAGTTGTCATATTTTTAGGATTGATTAAACTATTTATTCCACCACATGCTAAGAAAAAGTTATTATCCCATGATGGATTTAAAACATTTGAAATATAAATAACAAAACCTATCTGTTTACAATATATATTATCACACTCAATATCTAAAATCTGATATTTATCAAAATTCCCAATCACTTTGTCATTGCTCGGTATTATAATTTTATTATTATTTTTATCTGTTACATTTAAAGTTCTAATGTCCTGATTGTCTATTACTATATATTTTGGAACAAGATTGTTAATATAACAATCGTTTATAGTTATAATCATTTATAAATATATTTAAACATATTTTTATATAAGTTTTAAATTAGTAAAATGGTTTCTACACCAGAATATTGTAAAATACTATTATTATTAGCATTAAAAAATCCTAATAATATCCTATATAAACTAAATATAAATATTTTAGCAATCATATTTAAAGAAATCACATATGATTATAATGCCAATTATAGAATTATCGCATCAGACGATGCTTATAGAATTGTTACAAATAATGATTTTCCGATTAGAAGTTTATTACTAAAATATATATTATATGAACCTACACTAACATTTCCAAAAACAAAATATAGAAATGTTAATATGATGCCATTTAAATTATTTTATCCAAAAGAAACTTTACCTGAGGAATTACATGATTATATTCAATTTATTGCCGAATGTAAAATAGATAGTATTGAGAATGATAAAATTGCATATTTAACAATCCAGGAATCTGATGTTCAGGCTAATACCACACAAAGACGACCAGGATTACATATATCAACTTTTTTGGGAATTGGTCAGGTTATCTCATCCATAGAAAATTTAATTTATATGGCATCTAATATTTCAGAATCATTAGCTGTATATCCTGCTTTAGTAAATGAACACGAAAAAGTAACTGATAAACATGGCGGTTTAGACCATTTAAAAGATAGAATAAAAATAAAACCACATTTATGTGAAGCTAATAAAATATGTTGGATAACGGATAGAACACCACATGAAGCTCTACCCGTAAAAAATAATGTTCATAGACAATTTTTTAAATTAGTTGTATTCGCAACATAATACACCAAATCCATTAGTTGCTTAAAAAATTTAGTATATGAGAATAGTAAATTTTAAGTTTTTTTTTGTGTTTTTTTAGGCCAGATCCTTGTTGTTGTCAGTGATGAACTTCTTGACCTCCTCCTGGTGGTCAAGGATCTTCGACCACTGGTTCTTGTAAAGCCGGCAGGCATAAGTACCAAACTTGATCTCAAGCTGACCACGATCGCTCACAGTCATCTCAAGACCAGGGGCACGCTTCTTCATCTCAGCGTTTTCCTTTCGGAGACGCTCGAGCTCCTCCTTTATAGCCTTCACGTCTTTCATGTCAATAACGGTTGACATTTTTTGAGATATTTGTCAAAGAGTCTTTAAATTGATCTGTTATATTTTAGTTTAGAAGAATCAATTTTTCTCAAAAACTCGCCCTTTTTGACAAATTTTTTTCATTACTCGCTAATTAGTAATTGTTATTTGAGATATTTTCCCACAACTAGAATTGTTATTTGAGATATTTTCCCATAAATAGGTGTTATTAGTTTTTTCATTACTCGCTTATTAGTTTAAATGAGTAATTATTATTTGAGATATCCATAAGTATTTTAATAAATAACCGAATAGTTTTGAGCTCAGCACCAGCTATTTTAGACAACATTTTTTTATATAAAATTTTATCTATATATCAATTTTTCTCCAAAATATAAATAGTAAATTTTTTTGTATTTTAAATTTTAAATTTTTTTTAATCTACAGCCGCTCCATGATTTTGGTTGCGATCTTCCATCCGAACTTGGTCAGCTTGTACAAGCCCACGTTATTTTTCTTGAATGGCTCAATGAGTCCCTGCTTTCTTAATTCATACCATGTGTGCCAGCGTGACTGAGTCGCAGTGGCGACCGTGAAGCCGGCAGCGATGCGGAAGAGTGCAGACTCATCGTGCCGAATCAGCCACACCATGTCGGCTGTGCTGATGTCGGAGCATTTTGCCTGCACGGGCTCCAGAAGCGATGCGTACGCGAGCAGTAGCAACGACATTTTCTCCCAGTTCACCGTGTCTGAAGTCTTTTTCATGAATTTGCGCATGGAGCTAGTCCATACTTTTTTCAGCTGATGGCTATCTGCCTCAGCTTTGACCAGAGCGTCGAACTTCTGAAGAGTCTCACGAAGCGCGATGTTCCCATCTTTAGATGATGTGAACGAATCGGCGGCTGCCCGCCTAGCCAATGTTACGATAGCATTAGCCAGCTGCTTGGTGTTCATCTTTGATCTTAGGAATTCAGTATTTATTTTACGTTGATTTTTGATTGATCAATTTTTTTCAAATTTTAATGAGAGTTTGTCAGAATTTTTTCACTTAAAACATATTGCAAAAAAATTTTATCAAATAAAGCCAAATTTTGAGAAAAATTGAGAAATATAAAAGACTATAATTAGAAAAAAGATAAATTCCTAAGATTAAATATATCAATCATGTCAGCTGAGAAGATGACGATGGAGCAGATTCAGGCTATGAAGGCAGAGATCGAGCGTCTTAAGAAGGATAATTCTGAGATGAAGAAGCGGTCTCTTGGTCTTGACCTGAACGTCAGTGATCGTGGTCAACTCGAAATCAAATTCGGTACTTATGCCTGCCGACTCTATAAGAATCAGTGGTCGAAGATCCTTGACCACCAGGAGGAGGTCAAGAAGTTCATCACCGACAATAACGGTGATCTGGCCTAAAAAACAAAAAAACAAATTTAAAATTTAAATAGGAAAATATAATTTATCAAATTATAATTTTCTATGTTAAATATTTAACATATAAATTAGACGAGATCAGTGTTATTATCGCTGATAAATTTCAACACCTCTTTCTTATTTTTAAGGATTTCCAGCCCCATGTCTTGGCTCATCATTGACTCATAGTTACTCGTATCATCAAAGAACTCCATCCACTGGTTCTTGTACAATCTGCAAATATTTTCTCCGAATATGATGCCCAACTGACCACGATCAGTGATCTCGTACTGGAGACTCAGCTGAGTATTTGTTAGGGACATGTTTACGAATAATTTTTGAATTATAATCTCTTGCGACAATCAATTTTTTATTTGAGAATAACTTATTTATGAATACATAATAAATGACTCATCAAGTAATTGGAACGGGTACTTATGGTTGTGTATTTAAACCAGCTTTAGATTGTGTAAATAAAAAGAAGTTTAATGATGAATTAGGAAAAGTTATGTACCAATATGAATTTTATGATGAAGAGGCAAAAGTTAGTGCTATATTAGAGAAAATAGATCCAAATAATGAATATTTACTATTTCCTGCGGATAAAAAATGCAATGTGATAAAAACTCAAATTCAAAAATATGATTCTCGTGATAAATGTAAATTAGATTTGAATAACACATATGGTCAATTGATCATGAAAGACGGTGGTATATCTTTGGCAACTTATATGGATAATATTAGAATTAAATTGGATAGAAAATCATTATTAAAACTATTATTAGGTTTATTTCAAGCAGTTGAATTATTGATTAAAAACAAACTAATACATCAGGATATCAAATTAGATAATATCGTTATCGATTCTAATAATCGTATTAAATTAATAGACTTTGGTATTTTGACAACAGCAAAAGAACTTCCTAAAAATTTCATGTTATATGTAGAATATTTTTTAAATGGTCCAGAATATAAAATCAAACATGCATCAAATTTAGAATATATATTAGTATATAATCTAACAACATATTGTTATTATGATTTGTGGTTAAAAGATGGACTAAAAGAATATAATATAGATAATCTTAATAAGTATGTTACTAAATATGAGAATATTTTACCTGAAAAAGCTGATATATATTCATTAGGTGTTTTGATAATGTGTATGTATAATATTTTGATACCAGCTAATTTTGATGATCCTATTATAGTAACTAAATTTAATGATCTAATTTATGCCATGATAATGCCAAATCCATCGGATAGAATTAGTATTCAAGAAATAATTAAAATTACAAAAAACATCATGACTACACCTATCAAAACAAAGTCACCAATCATAAAAAATAAATCTAAATCACCAGTATTACCAACTAGACCGACAAAAGATTGCCCACCAGGTAAGATATTAAATCCTAAAACTGGTAGATGTGTAAATGCCACTGGTAAACTTGGTAAAGAAATAGCTCAAGAATTAGCTCAAGGCAAAGAAATTACTCAAGTTAAAAAAGAAGATAAGAACTGCCCACCGGGTAAAATATTAAATCCTAAAACAAATAGATGTGTTAGTATAACAGGAAAAATAGGTAAAGCTTTAGTTTAAAGCTTTTTTAGGTTTTCTTCCTCGCTTTTTCTTTGGAACTTCCATAATTATTTTTTGTGTTTTAATTTGTATTGGTGTTTTAACTTTTGGAGGATATTGAGATAAGAATATAATGTGAGATTTATGTAATAAGTCTCTTATTTTGATAATTGCTGGTCCTAATTCATTAAAATCAGAGATAAAATGTTTTGGACGAGATGATATTTTCTTTTCAAACTGATTTATTTTTTCTAATAGTTTATCATAATATAAGTGCAAAAACTTCTCATCGTATATAGGTTTATTATTGCATGATATCTGTGCTAAATATTCGATTTCATTCGTCATTTGACTAGTTGAAGGTCCACTAAATGCAAATAGATGAATCCAATCAAGATATTTTAATAAATGTGCATCACAATTTTCACCATGTATTTGAACACATAAAAGCGTAAGTGATAAAAATACTGATATAAATACTGTTAAGTCCTTATAGTTTTCATCTTTTGGCCATTTATAGGTTATAATAAACTTTTTAAAATCAGCTTGAGTTGTTTTCTTAAAATCTAGTTCTTTAGTATTGGTTAGACCAGTTAATAATATAAATTTAAGAATAGCTGAATATTCATTATTTTTTTCATTTAATAATTGTAAGAAATATTCTACTTTGCTATTTTTAACAGCTTTATAAATTAGGTAGGGACTAGCTACTATAAATCCTAATATGAGTAATACTTTACATATAAAAAAGAATCCGGTAACATTTCCGATTATTATTCCAACAGTTGCTGCGATACCTTTAGCTTCTTTGCTACCACCTTTTTGAGTATCAAATAATATCTGTTGAATAATTTTATTATAATAATGATTTTTAAATTGTTTATAACTATTTAGAACTTGAGAATTGGATGGCGTGGATGTAAAGTTACCTAATTTTATCTGTGTTTTTGTCAAATATTGTCTATTTTCAAATGCAATTCCTACATCTTTAATTGTATATGATTTAACTTTAGTAATTTTATCAGAATATCTTAATAATCTATTTATTATATTTTTATATGATTCTTTCTTATCTGAGGGTATTTCGTCGATTATAATCTTAATAAAATCTTGAGTTGATTCAAGTAATTTATTAGGATGTATACAAAACGACATTTATTTATTACGTATATAATTTATCACTCGTGTCATTGACAATTTCCTGTAATAATTGCGTACTATCTAATAATTCGTTTATGTTTTCTATATAATCAGTTGGATATCTGAATAGATAATCAACGATACCTGACATGCTAATACGTATATTTTTAATAAATTTGTAAAATTCATCTCATCTAAAAAATTTTATGGACTCACATCTTTTTACATGTATGAGTCTTTATATGTTATAAAGAACTTTTCTAATTTATATATCCAATGGAATTCACCTAAATAAGGACTTAAAGAAGCTTTATTTTTAGAATTTATATTTATCGTGAAGAGAGAAATATCATGATTGTCTTGATTTGGGAGATCATTTTGTAAGAATGTCATAAATTTGGTAATATCATTCTCATCTAAAGTATTTAATCATCATTTAGATGAGAATAAAAATTTATCAAAATGCGTTTAATTTATAAAAAAATTGAGTGAGTCCTATCAAGACTTACATACACAATTTAAACGCACACAATGTACGCCAAGTTTACACCCGAGGCTAAGCAGATTCTTCTGCTCGCAGATCAAGAAGCCAAGAATCTGAATCACTTCCATTTGACACCTGAGATGATAATATTGGCCGTTCTCAAGTCTGAGTCAGAGATCCTGAAAGACATCAAGTACGATGTCTATTGTGAGAAGATGATCAAGATAATCGGAAAGGGTCAGTCTCATAATATTATTCAGACAAGCCCGACATTCCAACTGAGACGGATTTACAACGAGTTATCCAAAAAAGAGATCGCGACATTTACCGACCTGGTAAATGCGATTCTGGATGAAAAGAAACTGGCGCACAAAATTATCTCAGAGATCAAGCGAGAGCAGCTCTATCGGTCAAAGATGGCGCTGTTCTACATGCTGAAAAACTGCAAGATGAGCATACCATCAGAGATATTCATGGCGATCATCCAAAAAATCTAAGCAAAAATAAAATACCAAAATACTCTGAATAAGAGTCTTTTGGTATGTAATTATAATTTTTTGGCTATTTTCAATAAATTTATTTTATATTTATTTTCAAAATCGGTTATAAAATCTTTTAACATTGTTATATATTTAGATATATCAATTATATATTGTTTGCTTCTTTTTCCTATAATTTTTTCTAAATATTTTAAGAGATATTTACATAAAAAAGATATCATAATCAATCTATATAACATCGATTCTTTTGTATTTGCACGTGTTAATTTTAACGGATCAACAATATATGTTGCTTTAACTGTATCTTTTAAAGATGATAAATTAGTTTTTGCACCAAGTTCAATCCAACGTTTTAAAAAGAATAAAGAATATATATAACAATATTCAGCATTCATGATGTATTGTACACAATGGTAATCACTTTCATTTTTATGTAAACAATATTGATTTAAGTTAATAAATTCTATATTATTTTCAAATCTATTGGATACAAAAGCTCTTTCAATAAAGTCATATTGGTTATTGCCTCTTTTATAAGATAATGGGTCATAAAATGCAAATTTATATTTAGTTTTGCCTACTTTCCAAACTATAAAAGCGGAAGCATGAGCAGATCCCATAGCTTCACTTTTTTGTATTGTAATTCCTATAACTGGTTTTTGTTTTTTATTGACATAATCTAATCTCCTCTATAAAATATTAAATTGTAACTTTCGTATAGAGGAGATTGTAGTATTCATGTAAAAATATTTAGGATATATTGCTGTTTTTTTACTTGATAATGTGCGAGCAATTGAAGGTAATATATGTGTTTTAGTAGTATTTGTGACAACATCAATAGGAACAATAGCTGTTATAATAGGAGTGAAATATGCAAAACTTTGTTTAGTAATAGATTTGTTAAATGTAACCCGACCACTAGGTGATTGATAAGCATTTAACTCTTTATCGGATAAAATTTCATTTAATAATGGAGTTGACATTTTAAATTAAAATAAGATAATGTTGATTGATGCTAATTAGCTATATTGAATTGCTACAATAATACTCGCAAAATTCTTTATGTAGTGGCCAATCTTTCATCTGACATTGTAAACTACAATATTTAACTAAATTACAATTATTGCAAACTTTATTAGCTATTTTATGACATGTAACGCAATATTCTTCTGGTAAAAACATATAATTTAGATCATGAGTTCTGGTAATTTCAAATATTGCATAGAATTTGACAAAATCTATTTTAATATATATTTTATTTGGCTCTGTTTTAATATCTAATATATCTGGTATTATATGTTCATAAGATTGATTTATAATTTTAAATATATGGTATGTATTCGAATTATTTAATAACATATCTTTGTTTGATTTGATAATACTTTCTGATATTGAAATTACATCTTTAAATTTACTAAATACTATATTACCTTGTATGTAAGTTATCTCCATTTTTTAGATAGTTGTTATTCATAAAAAATCAATTTTTAATGTTTGTTTTAAGAAAGTTTGATATTCTTTGATGATGTGTTCTTCCTGAAATATCTTTTGATGAAAAGTGAAATGTTAAAATCTTTTCTTTTTTTGTATAATGTAATTGTATAACACCAAATTTGTTTATATTTCATAATTATAACACTCATTTCATCTATTTTATCTAATAATTTGCAAATATGTGATTCTTTACATATTTTATTTTTATTTCCTCCAGCTATTGCTTGTATTGAAGTTGTCAATGTTGAAGTATTTGGTATGGGAAATAAGAATGGCATTAAAATTATATGTTTAATAATTCTTCTTTCAGCATTATCTGGAAATTCTTGAATAAGTATTTTATTAGTATTATCAATACATTTTAGATTATCAATATCGTATGCATTATTAGTATATTTAATAATTTGATTATCTGGAAAATAACAATTTTTAAAAGTTTTATGATCACGTGGACCTATATCTTTTTCTATAGTTTTATGAAATTTAATTATATCATTATAAATAATTTGATTATTTTCATCATCGTAATCATCTTTTACAAAATGAAAATGATGACCCCAAAAACCATTACGACCATTAATAATATCTTCTTTTGGCATAATAAATAATATTCTAGTACTATTTATATTTACATAAATTTCTATATTATTAGCAATAGATAGATTTGTAATCAATTTATTTAAATAATCAAGTTTTCGATAATAAGACTTTTTACTATTTTTTTGATACCAAAAAATTTGTTTATTTATTGGATATGAATATAAAGATGGATTTCTATACCAATCTAAAAAAGTATCAAATTTGAATATTATATCAGTCATTATAATAAATATGGATATAATTTTTTAAATTTGTCATTATCATATAAAAACCACTGATTTTCTATATCACCGTATTCTTGTAAATTATCAAAAACTTTATGAAAATTATCTTCATTAAAATCAATTAGAAAATATCCGACTGATGGATAGTAATTTGAATCTGTATATCCAATTTCCGTACTTATATTTAAATTATCTTTATTAAATTTGTCAATGAGAGTTAAGATTAAATCATAAGTGATATCTTTTTCTACTTTAATATTTTCAAATACTTCTTGAGTAAAAATATGATTTGTTATAGTTTGTTTATTGTAATGCATTATCCAATTAGATGAATCATTCATAAAATTTAAAGAGAGATTTTGATCAGTGCCATAGTAAATATTTATTATAAATGTTTTGACCATTTTATTGTAATTCAAATTTATTTTTATATAATATTTTTAAAAAGTTAGTCTATACTAATTTAATAAGTGTGGATATAATTTTTTAAATTTATCATTATCATATAAAATTAATAATATCATCATATTCTTGTAGATTATCAAAAACTTTACTCAATATAAGAAAATATCCGATCTCTTCTAGATGAGTTAAATGTTTTTATAAGATTTAAGATTAAATCATAAGTGATATCTTTTTCTACTCTAATATTTTACATAGAGCGAGTACATAAAAGATAGAATGGATGAGAGAGGGGTGCCATAATAAATACTTATTTAAAATGTTTTAACCATTTTAAATTATTTAAAAATTATTTTTATATATTTAATAAAATTTTGCTATATCTATATATTTTTGACCTGTATATGCACGTTGTGCAACTTGATGTCTAACATATTCACTCATAAGTGCACCATTAGCTAATATATATTTATAATCACCATCTATAAGAGATCTAACATTATCATATTCATCGCAAATAAATACAAAATCGATATATTTTATTTTTATATTATTATTTCCTTGAATATTAAAATGTCCCATAGAATTAGGCAATAATAAATCAAATTTTTCAAATTTATTATCTTGAATGGATAAACCGATTATTTTCGTTAATGGTTTTCTAGCAGTAATTGAGGTTAATTTATTATTATCTAAAATAACATCGATTATATTTTCAGGTAATTCGATAGTTGTTAGATTATTATTTGTACTCACACATGTAATTTATAAACTAGCGTATAAGAGTTTAGATTCACAACACCAGAATTCATTAATATGTTCTGGTACATCGTAATGTTTTATATTACCCTTTATTTCTAATTTTGTGACGGTATCTGGAATAATGATATTTTTAATGTTTTCATCAGTTACATTTATTAGAATTATAGATTCGCTCATTAGATTACTTGGATTATTCATATCAATAATGGTTTCATTTAACATTATATCTGATAATAATTAATAAAAATGAATTTACTTAAAGACGCATTATATATAATAAATTATTTGGTGATGAGAAAATATTATATTTAAACATTTTTAATATATATTAAGCTAGTTTTTGTAATCTATCGCATGCTGAAATTATATCATTACATATGGGATTTATATTAGTAGTTTTTAATTTAGCATTAGCAGTTTTTAATGATATATGATTTATAGATTTTTTGATCTTATTTGTCATAATAAGAAGATATTTTAAATCTATTTCATGTGGTAAGGATTTATTTAATAATAGTAATTCATGTGTACTCATATATGAAAAATAAATTACATTTTTTATGGATGAGATCTATAGCAAACATAATAGATACCATAAATTGTCTAAATATTGTTTTAGTAATATGATCAAGAAGATTTAAAAACTTACTATATGAGTATTTTATGATTTGAATTATATTATTATATATTAAATACATAACATCTAAACTAAATATTGGGCAATTTTTGTGTATAACAGCATATGTAATTACTGATAAGAATTTATTTTTAAATATTTGTAATGGATTGATTAAGATATTTGGAAAGATTTGATTAAGATATGATTCGTATATGTTGTTTGTTTCCATTTTTATAGAATATATTAAAATTAAATATCAATTTTTTTAGATTCATCCATATAATTTGGTGGAATTTCAAAGTTAAAAATTTTATGGATTCATACATACTTATAAATACAAGTATATTAGTTGGAAGAGTTTTTAAATAAAAAGATTGATCCAGTTATGAAATCTGGTTTTATATAGATGATTCTTTCAATCCACATATTTATTTTAAATTATATTTTAAGTGTTTCTTGATGCGAATTAACTTGATTAGCTCGCATACTAATTTAATATATAATTAAATATTAAAATGCAAAAAAATACTAAGTTAACTGATTTACCTAAAGATATGATTAACAAAATCTTATCATATTTAGGTCCGGTTAATAGTGATAGTGCAGGTAAAACATGTAAAACTTTTGAAGATTATAAAAATATAATTTCTAGATTTAATGAAGAAAATAACATCATAACTTTTGATATTATGCTACCTTATGAGCATGATTCAACCATCAAATTTCATTTATGGGGATTTTTTGATAAAAATGAATTAGGTAAAAATGAATTAGGTAAACTATGTATTAGCATTAATGAACCTGATCTTGAAAAAAAAGAAGATTTAAATTGGAAAGAAATACCTGATATTAAACAATTTATTATAGAAGAAGTAACAAAAATTCCACTATTAGATAACGCAAAGGCATTCGCTGCAATAGAAAAAGATATATTAGATGAAGCATATTCAATATATATGGATGATTTTTATGATCAGCTTAAAAACGTATTTCGTTTTGAAAAACAACAAATTACACTACAAAATTGTGAAAATATAACAATTGTTATTTCGGATGATAATATTAAATATACAGAGTATAGTAGTATAGATTTGATATTTAAATTAGATTGGTGTTATAAAATTATAGTTGATTCTGTAAATTTAAAATTAAAAGAAAAAATTATAAAAATACTAGATACTAAATTTTTTCAAACATATATTGAAAATACAATTAGAAATAGAAATATTAATTGTATACATAAATCTAGTAAAGCTAATATACTTACGTATTTAACTGAACAACCACAAGCACGAGCACGAGCACGAGCACGAGCACAAGCACAAGTACAAGCACAAGCACGAGCACGAGCACGAGCACGAGCACCAACAGCACAAGCACCAACAGCACAAGCACCAACAGCACAAGCATCAAATGCAAAATATGCTAAAATATTAGCAGATATACTAAAATATGCGAACATTAAACAAGGAAATGAATATCTTTTAAATACTGAAACTGTAAAACAATTATTAGAAAAAAAATGCGAATTAGCTGCTAAAATACAAGCTACTCGGGAGAAAGTACTTGCAAACGTTAAAGCTGCTCAAATAGTTCAAGGAGGTAGAAAAACAAAGAGTCAAAAAATTTATACAGGACCTCGAGGTGGTAAATACATTTTAGATAAGCATCATAAAAAGAAATATTTAAAATAACTCAAATAGTCAGAATGGCTAATGCGTACAATTGATAATTTCACATAAGGTGATATATTTTTGAATATTTGATGAATAATCAAATGATGAGCTGAAATGTTGGATGCGTGATTTGGTAAATTGAGGGTATATAACTTCACTTATCGATACTAAATTTTTGAGATATAGTTTTTTAATATCTATTAAAACGATTCGTATTTTATCTGTGATGCTCGATATATCTTTTATACTAAATGGTAATGATTGGTTAACTTTCATCAATTCTATTACCAAAGTTGGTAATAATCCTAAACTTGCGATTGTTATATTATCGTTTTCCATATCGTCGGATTTTGACCATGCTAATGCGTATTTTGGGAGTTTATTGAGTTTTTTCTTAAAATTGATTTCAGCGGTATAAACTATAAGATTAGCTTTCTTTTTGGGAATTATGGATATATCTGATGATGCTTGTAAATTTATGCTATCGAGATTGATGATAGATAAGATCATATGTCTTGTACATATTCGTTCTAATAATAATTTACCTATATTTGTTATTAATAAGTTTATTTGTAATTTTTTATAAAAGCCATGTTCTATGACAAACAGGATGGACTTCATGAAATTTCTGATATTGTTTAGACTTAACTTACTGTTAAAAATTAACTTTGCAATGTGATCGAGAAGATAGGATTCATGCAAATTGTTTATAAACATAAAACTATATACATAACTATCTTGTTTGTTTAAAATGCAATATGTTTGATTGCCTATTATGATATCAAATATCTTTGTTATTAATTTAACGACTTTTAAACAGAAATTAGGGCAATTGACATGTATAACGCCATGAGTTATTACCGCAAAGAAATTAGATTTAAATAATAGGTCGATTGTTTCGACTGGATGA